CAGCAACGTAATGATGATTCTAACGAGTGGAAACCCACAGTAGATAACGCAGGCAACGGATACGCTGTTATTCGATTCCTTCCTGCACCTCAAGGCGAAGATATGCCTTGGGTACAGATGTTCAATCATGGCTTCCAAGGTCCAACAGGTAAGTGGTACATTGAAAACTCACTTACAACCCTCAAGCAGACAGACCCTGTATCAGAACTCAACTCAGAGCTTTGGAACAGTGGTGTAGAAGCAAACAAGGAAATTGCTCGTAAACAGAAGCGTCGTCTTTCTTATTACGCTAACATCCTTGTTGTTGAGGATTCAGGCAATCCTTCTAACAACGGTAAAGTATTCCTTTACAAGTTTGGTAAGAAGATTTTTGACAAGATCAAGGATGCAATGCAGCCTGAGTTCCAAGACGAAGCACCTATGAATCCCTTTGACTTTTGGGATGGTGCTAACTTCAAACTTAAGATTCGTCAGGTAGAAGGTTACAGAAACTATGACAAGTCTGAGTTTGCAGCTCCAAGTGCTGTATCAGATGATGATGCTGCTATTGAAGCTATTTGGACACAACAGCATTCACTTGCTAAAATTGTAGACCCTAGCAACTTCAAGTCATATGATGAATTGAAGAAGAAGTTGGACTTTGTGTTGGGTAACAGTGCCAGGGTAGGCACAGCAGAAAGTATTTCTAGTCAGACTGGAGATGCTGCTGATGATAACTACATGGAGAAGGTAACACAAATGTCAAAGGCTGAGACTACGGTGTCAGAAGATGACGAGGATGATACACTATCCTACTTTGCTAAACTAGCAAATGATGACTAAAAACTAGTCAGACGAAAAGGGGGCTAAGCCCCCTTTTTTATTTAGCGCCATTCCCAAGCGCAGGAGAAATTCTGCCTAATTGATACATTTCAAATACATTATTCTCAGGCCTGCTTCTTAAAGGAATAATACCTGTGCCGCCCTGATTGCCACCACTAACAGTAGTATTAGTGCTTTGATCTATGTTTTGAACGAATGTTCCTCCGTTCATATTTCCCGGAGTCATATTTTCAATAGCATCACCTGTCATTGCGTATGTCGGAGTAGCAGATTCTATGAGACCCCTTTCTTCCATCATAGGTCTCAATTCCGGATTTACTCTCGCAAGTTCCATTCTTGCTTCGGGAGTCATTGTTTCGGCTGCTTGCATTAAAGGTTCACTTAATGCAGGATCTAACAGTGCAGCTGAATTTTCATTGATTGCTGCAGGTTCAGGCACCATATTCTCTATTTCAGCTAACCTTGCTCTTACTGCTGCCATATCTTCACCGGATAAATCATCATTATTGATAATAGCTTTCAATTGGTCAGCACTATCAGTTTGTGCTAATTTTTCATAATCTATTTCTGAATTACCAATAATATCTTTGTCATATAAACCACTAGATTTTGCATGATGTAACGCAAGCTGACCCATCACTACTTTTTTTAATTCAGCTGTTGCCATTTGAACAATACCAGGTAATCGCTGACCAACTAATGGATCATCTTCTGGATTGGTTATTTCACCGGTGTCCGGATCCTTATACACTTCTTTGTAAACTTCTCTTGCAATATCAGCAGCTCCTACTGATATTGCAGTAATAGGACCTAAGGCGCCACTTGCAGCTGACATGGCAGCTCCAACAGCATCCCCTTCCCACAGTCGCCATGCTGCTTCACCCAAACCAATGATTGCTCCTGCAACAGGAATAGATTTAGCAACAATTTTTGGTGCTGCTCTGGCTACTTTTGCAACAACGGTTCTTCCGATCTTTTTAGATAGTGCTTCTTTCGCTTCCTTAGTAGCATATCTACGCGTGGTTTTATCAACAAATTGCGTGACCCCCTTCTTGTTGACAATTGTTGTCACGTTATTCATCTTTAATCCAGCGGCATTTACAGCAGGGGTTATCATATTTCCTGCTGTAGCTGCAGTCGCCATAACTCCTCTTCCTAATGCTCTAGAGGGAGCGCTTCTTAGTGCCTGTGTAGCTAATATTTCATCAGCTCGTGTGTTGTCTAAAATATTTTCTTCTAGATCTACTTGTGAACCATCAGGTCTTGTTACTGTAGTCGGACCTAGACCATTGTTTTGATTGTATGTAAGTCCTGGTTGTCCGATTACGCTTGTATTGCCATTAGAATCAGTGCCTATGCCAAGCATATTTTTAATATCGTCATAAAACTTTTCTTTTGTAAATCCTAATTCTCCTAGTATTTTTGATATTGTAAATCCGCCTGCCATTGCCATTGCAAGTCCGCCGATGATTTTGCCAATCAATCCACTCCCACCACCTGCACCGCCGGTTCCTTTTAAGGCCTTTAAAATTTCTTCCAGTGTTTTAGAATCTTTATTTTCACCGTCTGTGTCTTGACCTGTGTTATATGTAGTATCTGCTACAGAAGTTGAAGTTGATTCAGTAACAGGAACAGCGGTAGCTTGCCTAATACCGTTCGCTTTGGCAATACTTTTACTTAATCCTAACAGCCGATCTATTTTCTTCCCATCTTTACCTGCTGTTTTTCTTAAAGTTTCCATTTGCTCTTCAATGCCTGCTAATGCTTCTTTTAAAGCAGAGCCTGTTAGTTCTTGGCTTTCTTGTATCATATCAACCAACTTAGATAACTCTTTTCTAGCCTCAGAATTGTTAGCTAATAATTCTTTTAACGCTTCAGTATTTTCAGATATAGAACTTGCAAGATCACTAGCGAGGCCAGGTACCCTGCCTCTGCTTGCTGTTTGTTTGCCGGCAAAAGTAGAACGTATTGAACTACTTAAATCTAAAATGTTATCCATTATTGGTTACTCTTTTTCTTTTCAGCCTTTTTCTTTAAATGTGACATGAGCATACTAACATAAACTTCTCTTTCCCAAGGCACCATATTTTCTAATTCTGTTAAACTCCAATGGTGTTCCTGCATCAATAGAAAATTCGTTTTATAATAATTCTCCAACGAATCTTGAGAAAGAGTTAAGCGAAAAAATGTTCTATGCTGTTTATCAGTACCCTATTTTCTGTGTTACATTTACTGCAATTAAATTCTTTCATGTGCATTAAAACTGGCACATTGATGTAAAATTCATGTGCATCTTTTATAACTTGTAACGGAAGCTGTTCAATAAAAGTTACTAGCTCCTCTTTTTCAATATCATCAATATGGATTATTTCTTCATCGGTAAAGATGTGATCTATTCCTCTTATAATAACTTCTAAATCTGTTAAATCTGCTGCCGACACTTGAGTTAGTGCATTCGGCATCCTAAAAACAAGGCCAGATTTTTCATTTATCATAACTTTTTTAGTAGGGCTATTATTTCCTTTAATTTCATAATCATTTAAATTCATTTTATAATTTATCTTAGTTTCACATTCACCACAAGTTAAAATAAAATCTACTTCTTCTCCAACTGATCTTGCTTTTAACTGTAGAAATAACCATTGTATTTGATACAAAGGCAAACTTTCAATTTTAAGATTGCCCAGACAACAATTTTCTACAATTTGTATAACTCCTTTTAGCTGCGTCAAAATATCTTCAGAGGCCGCAGCTTGTGTCAAAATATTATTTTCCTTTACTAGAAACGGTCTAAACTCATATGTTTCTGTTGTCCCAGGCAAAGTCAAATCAAACTTTGGCACATCTATCTTTGGTAACGCCATTATATTCTCCTATAATTTAATCAAATATTCTTTGTAGTAATCCACCTATATTGCCCAATATTCTTCTATTTCTCAATCTATCTCTAATAGCATCTCTAGGACTAAATTCACGATTCCCCTCAACACTTACCCAGCGTTTAGCTGCAAACGAAACTGAAATTCTAATGTGTCCAGTATTAGACCAAGCAAGGGGAGTTACGTTAATTAGTTTAGGAATTGCTTCTTGTAATTGATACTCTGCTCTTATATTGTTTTGATTATCTAAAACAGCTACATTAATAGTCCCATATACTGATTCATGGAAAGAGGATTCTTTTGTAACAGGGTCTACGGTTTTTAATATCCATTCTTCAAACGCATCTCGTATTTCAAAGTTACCATCACTGATAAAAGTAAACACTGAATCTTGTGTCAAATACTCTACGTTTTGGTTTCTGTACTCAGTCCATGGACCTATTTTATAAGGGACGTTTGTAGCAGACAATCCGGGTAATTGTGCTTCTTCACACATTACTGTAAAAATAGAAGGAAA